CAGGCAGTGTTGATGCGGCCCTATTGGCAAATCTGAAGCCACTTACTGATGGCATTGACAACTACAACTACAGTGTAAACGATGTTGCGGCTATGAATGCGATCACATCACCGCCTGCTGGCTCAACCGCTTTCATCACCTCTACCAAAGCTCGCTATTACTACGACGGCACTGCCTGGGTGATCCTATACCAGCCTTGGACAAACTACACCCCGGTTATGACCACCAACGGATCCAGCGCGATCACTGGCTGGGATCTAACAGACAAAGGCCGCTACATGGTTATCGGCAAGACTGTATTCGTTCAGGTGGGAACATCGCTAACCGCAACTCCGTCTGCGTTTACTGCGATCAACGTATCCCTCCCGATTGACGTGCTACCATCGACTACCTACAATGCAAACCTAATCATTGGCGAGGGCCTATTCGTCAAGGGTGCTGATCTTTATCCAATCAAGGTAGCCCACGTTGCTGCGTCATACGCAAAGCTGTCCTACCACAGCGAATCAAAAATCCTCCCACTTGCAACAACGGCTAATAAGAACCCAGCCGCATTTGCAACCGGGAACTCAATAGTTTTAAACCTCGCATACTCACTATAAGGAAAATAAAAATGGCGAAATCACAATACCCACTAGACGGAAAACAGGGCAAGGCCTGGAAGGTCACATCACCTTTCGGTTGGCGCTCTCACCCAATCAAGAAGACCAAGAAGCACCACAATGGTGTTGACATCTGGCAGGGTGGTAAGGTTACATACCTTGAGGCCTGCTTTGATGGTAAGGTTGTAGGCGTTTCGACCTCTACCGATCCAAATGGCGCAGGCAACAAGGTTGTTGTGCAGTCTACTGTTATGGGCAAGAAGATTACTTGGACCTACTTCCACATGGTTGCTGGATCGATCAAGGTTAAGGTCGGCCAGAAGATCGAAGCTGGAACTGTCGTTGGCAAGATGGGCGATACTGGCTTTGCTACTGGAAAGCACGTTCACTGGGAGATCTGGCAGGGCCACCTGAAGTCACAGCCTTTGGCTGGTTTTGCCACCGGCAAAGGCTTCTATGACCCAATGAAGTTCACCGCAGCTGTGATCGCCTTCGAGAAGGCTCATGCAGCGGCCCCACTTGATACCCCTGAAGATGCTCCTGTGAGCGAACTGCCAGCGCATTCCACTCCAGTAGAAGCCGTAGAACCTGCCTCAGTAGCCCCTCAGCCAGCCGTAGAGGCTCCTAAGCCTGTAGCTGCGCCTGTTGCTCCGTCGGTTCAAAAACCGGCCCTTGTAGAGGCACTGAAGCTCGGGTCAAAGGGCTATGCTGTGAAGTATTTGCAGACTGCTTTAGGCATCTCAAACGACGGCGACTTCGGGCCGAACACCAAGGCCGCTGTAATGAAGTTCCAGGCAGCTCACGATCTAGTCGCAGATGGCGTTGTCGGGCCAAAGACCTGGGCTTTGATCAAGTAAGATATAATTGAAGTAGTTGAATGGGCATTAACGGAGAAAAAATGAAGTTTTTGCCAACCAAGAAGAGCATCAAGCGCGCAAAGCGAATCATCGCATTTGGTATTGGTGCAGGTCTAATGGCCCCTGCCGGTGGAGCTTGGATTACTCAACTTGGCCTTGCCCAGATTGATGCGGTTGTATCCTCGATCTTTGGTGCGCTTACTGTTATGTCCTCGCTGATTGCAGCACTTTTCATCACCTACGCTGGTAAGGGAGAAGTTCCAGACCCAGAGTTCGATTCAATCATTAATGAAAGCATCGAAAACTTGCGTAGCAAGTCACAGAACGGCCCGAAAGAGTAATGTCTGAACAGTCTCCAGAACTATATGTCGCGCTAGGCCGTCTTGAGGAAGGTATGCGCTCGGTAAGAGAATCACAAGAACGTATGGAAAAGAAATTAGACGCACAGGACGATCGAATCAACGAGATCGAGCTAGACGTAAAAGAGCTGAAGACGCAAAGATCTAATAAGTCGAATGCGATCGCGATGTGGCTGGCTATCGCCGCCATCATTGTATCGCTTGTTACAAGCCTACTACCATAGGTAGGGACACCCGACAAGAAAAATCCCCCCAGCAGAGGTGACTGGGGGGATTTCTTTTTACTTGTTTTCTAGGCGCTTGATCTCATCGTTGATGTAGAAAATCGCTTTGCGTAGATC